CACCGTCACCACGTAGTGATGCGTCCCACTCGTCGGCGTGACGCTTGATGCCGAGGCGGTGTACCTGTTCGCCGTGCTATTGCTGTAGAGCGGATTGGTTGCACCCGAGAACACGCGCAGGGCGATGTAGTTGGTCGAGTTGATCGCGAACCGCAGCGCCACCTCTTGGGTTTGCGCCTCATCAACCGTTACCCACGCCTCCAGGGCGACGGGGTTGGTCGTCATATCGGGCAGCCACGCTGCGTCTCGGCCCGTGACGCTTGAAGCTGCGCCGAGCGGGAGGGTTGACGTGGAGTCCAGCGAGTACGCAGGCCACGAGTCGTCGGCGTTGGCGAGGTCAACGCCGCCCACTGCCGCCAACGTCCTGCCGTCGCCGTCCACCGCCTGCATGGGCCAGTAGTAGGTGGGTGAGTCAGCCAGCACTTCGGCCCCGTATGCGGAGCCGGGGAGTTCGGCCAGTTCCAGCACACGGAACCCGTCCACGCACTGCACCGCCACCACGCTATCCACGATGCCGGGATACGTCTGCGGCCAACCCGTCACATAGCCCGAGAACAGGGTGGCAGTCACCACGCCAACAGTGGCACGAACACGAATACGGCGCATCGGCAGCAGCTTTCCGTAGTGGGCCCCCGACGTGCACAACGGATCAAACGTGCGCGCCAGGTTGTCAAGCATGATCGTAGCCGTACCCGGCCCGATTGTCGACAGTTCCGACGAGCGGCCCCGGTTCGTTGACACCCGCCGCACATACGCAGTGATGTCCGTCCACGTGCAATCAGCAACCGCGGTCAGCGGCGAATCATCGAACGCCACCTCCACGTAGATCGTGGCCCCATACCATGAGACACTCACGGACGCTTACCCCCACCCCGATAGAACGCAGCAAGCGCATCCGCTATCCGGCGACCGACGTTCGCATCAGCCACCATTGTGTTGACGTAGATGTTGTTCACGATTGCCCCACCAACAGCGCCGCCAAGGCCCGAGCCGGGGCCGAACGCTCCGCCAACAGCAGCGACGCCGGCCGACACCGACGAGGTGACAACCTTGAGGCTGTCCAGCTTCGCCTTCGCCTCATCAAACTTGCCCTGATCAATCAGGACGTCAATCTCAGTTGCCACCTCGGCGGGCATCTTGAGCACTTCTTCGATCAGCTTGTGAGCGGCCTGCTTCTGATCATTCAGGGCAAGGGTGCGCTTGCGGCCGCCCTCCTCCCACGTGATCGAGCCATCGGCCATTTCCTCATCGATGCGGACAAGCTCATCCTTGATGTCATCCAGCCCGAGCATCACGCTTTCAAACGACGACGAATCGGACAGCGCCTTGTCCAGCTTCTTCCACGCGTCCGTCTGATCTTTGGTCGCGTCAGTCAGTTCCTCGGTGGCGGTGGCAGCTTCTTCCTGCTTCGGCACCACCAGGCCCAGCGCGTCATAGACGGCCTTCAACTCGGCTTCCGTCGCGCCGGTCGCCTTGCCCCAGTTCGTCACAAGTTCGGTAGCGTCCTCAGTGGACACCCCCAGCTCGTCAATGGTGGAGATCAGCTCGTCGCCCGTGTACTCCGACCACTCAATGGCAGACCCCTTGGCCTTGTCCATTGCGTCAGTCACGCCAGCGATGGGATTGACCCACATCTTGACGCCAGTCATGCCGTAGTCAAGAAGGTGGAGCTTCTCGGCCCACTCCTGCGTCATCTCGATACCGGACGCCATGCTGTCCAACACGGGGGCAAACTCCGACACCATCTTGCCCGTGGCCAACGTCACTTCGCCCAACACCTCGGAAAGGTGATCCATCGCCAGGCGCATCTTCTCGCCCTGCTTGGCTTCCTTCTCCGTGATGACCTGCCCGTCCTCAACCGAGGCCAGGTAGTCCTCCATCTCGGCGCGCGTCTTGCCCACAATCGGGGCCAGGTTCGCGTAGCCCTTGCCGAATAGTTCGTTGCCAGCCGCCGCCCGGTCTGTCTCGTTGCTGATCTTGCCCAGCGTTTCAAGCGCGTCCAGGAAGATGTCATTAGTGGAACGGGTGTTCCCCCCGGCGTCCTTGGTGGCGATGCCGTATTTGGCCCATTGGGTGCCGTCCAGCGTCTTGGCGATCTTGCCCAGGCCAGCAGTCAATCCCTCGGCCGATACGCCGAGATCGTCACCCACCGCGATGAGGCGTGAGGCTTCCTCCACTGACAGGCCCGTGGCCTTCGACATGTCGATGGCTGCCTTGGCGGTGTCGGTGAACGCGCCAACGGCCTTGACGCCGAAGGCCACGAGGGCCGCACCGCCAGCGATCGCCGCCGCGCCCATGTTGTCCTTGAGCGTGGTGGACAGCGAGCCGACGCCCGCCCTCATCTTGCCCGTCAGGGTTTCGGCCTCGCGGATGTCCTTGCCGAACTGGCTGAACCCCTTCTTGGAGTTGACCGTATCGACGTCAAACACCAAGCGGATGCGCTCCGTAAACTTGGACACGTCAACCCCTTCCGGTGATGAACTTGCCGATGGTGGCGTCAAGCTCCGCGACGTACCGCTTGGGCATTTCGCGCGTCATGATTTCAGTCGCGTCGGACCACGTGCCCCTGCCCCGCGTGGTGCCGTTCCAGCGGCGAGACTGGCGGGCACGCACCTTGCGCACCGCGCCCGACTTCGTGCGCCGTGTGGTGCCATCAGCCGACACGCCAGGCCCAGCCATGCCGCCCGCGTTGCCCTGATTGCGGCCCTGCTCCAGCACACGCATCGGACCACGCCCACGCTTCGACGGCGACATCACCACCGCGCTATCACCAGCCAGATCGAACCGGCCCGTGATCTCGTGCGGATTACCACGACGCCAGCCCGACATCGACAGATCGCCGAGGTCGGCACGAACGGCAGCGTCCACGTCCTGCTTGGACAGCACGCCCACGCGCTTGAGCCGCGCCTGCTGACCCTTGCCGCCCATCTCACGGGCCAGCATGTCGATGCGCTTCGACAGGTCACCGAAGCCGGCGGCCATCAGCGTCAGGGGGTTACGTCGCGGGTGATGCTGCCCGAGACGGGGAAGCTCAGCGACTTGGTGGCCAGGTCGCCGACCGCGCCACCGATGCTGTGCGACGTGATCAACACGCTGCCCTGGTACTCGGGGTTGCTCGCCGAGATCGAGCCGGTAGCGGCCTTGATCGTGAACGTGACCACGGTGCCCAGCAGCGCCCACAGTTCCTCGTCCACGTCGTTGTCGGCCACGTCATCCATGAACTCCAGGGCGAGCGTGCCGGACTTGAGGCCACCGATTTGTTCCACCCAGCCACCCGACGCGAAGTCAGTGGTGTCGAGCTGCGCGGCGTCCACGGTGAGCGTGGCGGCCTTGAGGTGGTCGGAATAGTCCACCGAGTTGATGGTGATGACCTGCGAGGTGAGTGCATAGATGCTCATGGTGGGTGTCTCCTAGGAGGTGGGAGGGTTACAGAATCCCCGCGGTGACCGCGAAGGAGAAGGTGGGGGTATCGGTGCCCGAGATCGCCCAGCCGATGCGCCAGTGCTCGTCGGTGATCGCGCCGGCCACACTGCCCCACTGGTACGTGTTGCCCGTGCTGGCAGCGGTGAACGTGATCCGGTCGGTTGCGCTCGTGAAGCTGCCGTTGTCGTCTGACTGCACCTTGACGGTGAGGCTCGGGGTGGTGCCCGACGCCGACAGGACGTGCAGCGCCGCGTACAGGTACTTGCCTGCGGTGACGGCACCCAACTGGCGGCCGGTGCCCGTGGAGGATGATGTGCGTGAAGCGCTGCCGGGGTGCAGCAGGCGGCCACGGACCACGCCACCAGTGGACGAACGGCCAGCGATACGCGTCATCGCGATCTCGCCCACCGTGCCACCATCGGAGTACCCGAGGTTGATGCCACGCATCAGGTACGCGACCGAGCCATCGGCGCTGGGGGTGCAGATGGATCGAGCCACGTCGGCGGTGCCGAAGTTAGTCCACAGTGTCTCATCTACCGACCCTGCGGCTTTGTCCTGCATCAAGATCATGTCGACGGTGCATGACTTGAGGCCGCCGAGCAGTTCCACGTTGCCCTGGGATGCAAGGTTCGTCTTGTCGAGCGGTGCCACCTCGGTGGTGATGCGCACATCCTTGCCGTATCCGGCGAGTTCCAGCCCGCCCTCAAGGATGGACATGTCTTTCCAAAACTGGATGGTCATGCGGCATCGCCCCCTTCGGGCTTGGCGGCGAACTTGCGCGGCTTTACGACGCGAGCGCCCGCGGGCAGCGTGATCGTTTCCGGGCCGGCCTCACCGATTGCGAAGTCCTCGACCGGGGCGAAGCAGTCGGCCTCGGCCGCGTAGGGCGAGTCGTCGGCCCACAGTGAGCCGACAGGCACCAGCCCGAAACCGGGCGCGTGATGCTCAACGGTGCATACCTTCATGGTTAGCTCCTTGCCGCGTGGGCGGTGAGTACGAGGGTTGCGCTCCATCGGCCGTCGCCGAGCGGGCGGGGCGGGGCTGTCATTTCGCACGTGCTGGTACGGACGGCACCGCCGAGCGTGGCGTCACTGTCGAGCGCATCCCAGATCGAGGAACCGGCACCCGCGCCAGCGGCCAGCAGGTCATCCAGTGCCATCTCTGCGCTGACGCCATCTGCCGACTGTGTGCGGATTTCCAGTTCCAACGGCAGCGAGGCGATGCCCTGCGCGCCGAACGTCACCCGATACTGCGCCGGGTCGGCCCAGCCGATCAGCACGCACGGATACTGCGCCACGGCGTCGGCATCGGCGGTCGGGGCGTAGGCGTGCACCGCAACGGTGCGGCCTAGCCCAGCCTCGTCGATCGTGCGCTTGACGGCCTCGCGGATCGTCTTGGGGATCAGGCCGGCCATCAGGCGATACCGAACGCCTCCACGCGACGAAGGGGCGCTAGCAGCTGCTTCACGTACGTGTTCATCCGCAC